AATTTCAAACGGCAACCAAAACTTAGCCTTAGCAGCCTGATCTTTTAGATCCGCTGCTTGACAAGATACTGATCCATATAAGGTATTTTGTAATCGAATATGGTATAACATTAGAAAATGAGTTGATATCTAATGTAGAATTCCTCAACTCAAAACTGCGTGGGTTAGCCACTTATTAAAACGCGGTGTAGTACAACAAGTGGCTATATACATAAACACTTAATAGAAAGCAATCTCGGACGGCGGTTCGATTCCGCCTACGTCCACTTAAAGGTTCATGTTAATAATTTGATGAGATACATATGTTCAAATTCATTCAACATTGGATCAACACCTTGATGTTATTAATATCAACATCATCACGTAGGGAAGTTGTTGTGGGAAAGTATAATCTTTTAATGGACGAACTTGATCAAGCACGTACACTATCAGAATTAGTACGTATTAAAAAACATATACTTGTATTTGATACATCTGTTAAAAGAATGGGTTCGCCGGAGTGGGCATCTAATTACACACGGTATTTAGATGCTCGGTGGGATCGCCGATATAGACTATGGAAATCACGGGACTAAAATCATGTTAAAACGTCGAATTAAAAAAGCATCGCGAACCGAAGTACTAAAGATTTCAGGTCGCCAGTACCTTGTATGTAAGGAATGTAATGACGAAGAAGTCTTGGTAAGTACTGACATTGGCACCGTCACCTGCGGTCGTTGTGTCCAGCGAATGAGTGCGCCGCCGGAAAACAGACAGTCTGCGGCGAAATCGGATAAACCACGGGGTTGGCATTTCAAGATGTATTTTGAACAGAATGGTGTGGTATATTCCAAGGGTGAGATTGTCACAGACAAGAAAGAAATTGTCAAACTCAAAAAAGCAAGCACAGAAACTCCAGTACTTAAAGTAAAGAAGTCTACTGCAAAGGTAGTAAAAAAGACAGCTGTTAAACGGAATGGTAAAAATGCTCGTACTACCAAATAAAAGTTCCGTTATCTGGGATAGATTTCTCAAAGAGAATCAAGTACTTGTATACAAATATATTGTACGTGAAATTAAAAGAAATCTCACTACAGATAACGATATCATTGAATTATTTAAGTTCGAAGATGATTCCATGCATGCGTGGATTCCGAGAAATAAGATGCTAAAGACACTTCAGAAAGCCATGAAAGTGTTTATTGCCACAGAAGAATATGAGTACGCCGGAAAAACCAATAACATCATCAAGTCCTATCATATTAATAAATTAATTAAGGACTCTACTAAATTAGAGGAGTAACTGTATGGGGTTTGAGACAACACGCTGCGTTGTTCTAAATTCTACGTATGAGCCAATAGACATCGTTACTGCACAACGGGCAATGATACTAATCTTACAGGGAAAGGCGATTGTTGTTGAAGAACATCCACATTTACTCGTGCGTTCTCCAAAAATAACATTTAAATTACCCGTAATGGTGGCACTTAAGATGTTTGTTCGCGGAAGAAAGATTTATAAGACGCCGGCACCGCTTAGTCAACGTAATTTATTCCTGCGTGACAATTATACATGTCAATATTGTAATCGTGCGAAGAAAGACTTTAACAGTTACGAGTTTTTGACGCGAGATCACATAATTCCAGAATGCCGAGGGGGCAAAAGTTCATGGACTAATTTAGTAACGGCATGTTCAACATGTAATAACAAGAAAGCATATCATGATTTGATAGATACGGCATTGGTATTACAAAAAACTCCAACGATTCCTACTTTGTTTGAATTGTGGATGAAACGAAATCAAAATAAAATTCAATATTTAATTTAACACTCAAAAAAGGTTATTATGTTTACAATTACTAACACCGAAGAAAAGATTGAACAAGATTATACTAAGTTTATGGAATACATTGCTGCAGATCCTCGCGCGGAAAAGCTCAAGGAAATGTATATTCCACTACAAGAGCAGTTAACCCTTGCGCCAGCATCGGGTAAGGTTTATTTTCACAATGCATTTCCAGGTGGATATCTAGATCATATTCTCCGCGTCACAGAAACTGCATTGAAGATTGCGGCCTTATATAAGAATATGGAAGGGGATATTAACTTTACGAAGCAAGAATTAATTTTTGCTGCTCTTCACCACGATCTCGGTAAATTAGGACATCCAGACGAGGGCCCTTATTATGTAGAACAAGATTCCGATTGGCATCGTAAGCGTGGTGAACTGTACAAGCAGAACGAAAATCTACAGTATTTTAAGGCACCTGAACGTGGATTGTTTCTGTTGCAGAAATATGGAGTCGAAATCACACAGAATGAATGGCTCGCTATCAAATTGTCGGATGGCATTTACGATGAAGGTAATAAGTCGTATATGATTAATTACGCCCCATATGCGATGAAAACTAATCTCCCATATATTATTCACTGGGCAGATCACATCTCCAGTCGCGTCGAAAATGACAAAGGTAGATTTTAATAATTTAAACGGACAACGTATAACAAAACGTTATATTTTGTCCGTTTGTTTATATTTATTTTTGTAGGGATGTCTACGGAGTTCCTACGCACCATTATCCAATCGTGGAAATGGACACACAATATGGAGAAGTATTATGACAAGAAAATGGACTATGCAGGCCGTACCAGCTACTGTAATTGCCAAGGAAATGGAGTTCAACCGAGAAAATTTGTTAACCTCGTTTGACAAGTTATTTGATGACGCATTTCGTGGAACATATCCAGATGTATACAAATCATTTGGAATTGACCCATTTAGTAAAACATCATATCCCAAGGTAAATGTGGTATCGTTTGAAAATAAAATTGAAATTGAAGCAGAAATTGCAGGATATACAAAAGATAATATTTCAGTACAGATCGAAGATAATGTGTTAAGTATTGTAGGAAAGGCTGCGGCCGCCGAAACAGACGATTCGTTAACGCATAAAGGTATACCAACCAAAGTATATATTCTTCGGGAACTGAAACGCAGTTCGTTTAGTCGATCATTTACATTGAATGATCAGTTGGACGCAGAAAAAATTGATGCTACTTTTAAAGATGGGTTACTCAAACTGGTTATTCCACGAAAGGTACAAGTCTCACAAAGTAAAGTTAATACGGTTACAATTAAATAAAACCATTTAAATATGGAGGTTTAGTATGTGTGGATGTTCATTGTGCAGCTGTAATTGTATTATTAATCCCACTAACGTAGCTATCATCTAGGAGGTGATCTAACAGTTACGTTACATCTAAAACTCTCTCATTTGGAGACAAAAAACGTGGTTGAGGTTATTTTATACCTCAATCACGTTTTCTCAAATATACTATGAACACACGATCCTCATTAATAGCAGTTACATCATTGACCGCAACCTTTGTAGCACTGTGCGCAGCCGTATTTTCTATAACTGGCATTGCGCATCTATTTGCTGGCGCAGCATTGAGTGTGGCAATTATGGCATCGGCATTAGAACTCGGTAAATTGGTGAGTATTTCTTTCTTATATCAATACTGGAAAGAACTTCCTAAACTATTGAAGTATTATTTGTCTATTGCCGCAGTTATATTAATGATTATTACCTCGGCTGGTATCTATGGATATTTAACTGCCGCATACGCAAAGGTGTCCGCAGATCCATTGCGAAAAACTGCCGATATTCAAACAGCAAATACAAGAGTTGTCACCATTGAACAAGATATTACTCGAAAAAATGATCGACTAAATCAGTTAATTGGATTGCGTGCGCAACAAGAAAATCGCTTGGATGGGTTAATTACTAAAAGTCAATCGGGTAACACCTCTACGATTCGTAATGCACAGTCCACATTAACTGCGGCAGATAAAAGTGTAAAGGACTTACAGAATGAAATCACCGTACTTTCAAGTGTTAGAGATAGTTTAAATACCATTAAAATTACCAAACAGGTAGAAATTGAAACAAATGGGGATATTGGTACATTTTTATATATTGCTAAGGCATTTAATGTCCCATTGGACACCGTAGTAAAATGGTTCACATTAATAATTGTATTAGTATTCGATCCATTGGCGGTAGCATTGGTTATCGCAGTTAATTTCTTATTAAAAAATCAACCAGCGGTGGAAGTAACGTATACTACAGAAGTACTGCTAGAACCGACTGTACCAGAGTCCACGGACGAACCCTTCGAAGTATATGTAGAGTCGTCCACAGAGGTTCCTACGAACACTGTGGAGGTTCTTAAGGAACCGGCGTGGCAACACGGTAAGCATTTTGGATACTAACATCCCTTGACATTACTCAATGAATGTGTTATGTTTAGGTATTCATATCAAGTGAGGTTACATGCCACATACTGTGGGTTATTGTTGTATTAATACTGTATTAAATAAACAAAAAATTACCACCGGCCGCGGCATGATTCAACGTACCTTTAAAGCACGTGGGCTTGGGTACGCATCTGAGTTGGCGTTAGCAAATGCACTTGATTTGATTAAGATTATTGAATGGAATCATGTCAACAACGTCAAAGTGTTTCGTATGGGGTCTGGTATTTTTCCTTGGGCGTCTGCATATAATGTATCTGACCTTCCGGATTATGACAAGATTGTAGATACTTTGAGTACTGCTGGTAAGTTAGCAAACAGTTTTGGACAACGTATTACTGCTCATCCCGATCACTTTGTAAAACTTGGTTCAATTAAGCCTGCTGTTGTTGAGAATTCGATCAAAGATCTTGAAATTCATTCTGCCGTATTTGATCTTATGGGTCTTACGGCAACTCCGTATAATGCGATAAACATTCACGTTGGAATGAATTTTTCCGAAGAAGTGGCGTCTCGTTGGATTGCCGCATATAATCGGCTGTCCCCGAATTGTAAAGCACGGTTGGTGGTAGAAAATGACGATAAAGCATCATCGTTTTCTGTCATACAATTGTTTACCTATCTGTACACAGTACTCAATATTCCCATCACGTTTGACTACTTTCATCACCAGTTTCATCCCGATGGACTATCTACACAAGATGCCGCAGAACTAGCAGCAGGCACATGGCCAGAAAATATAGTTCCATTGTTTCACTACAGTGAATCCAAAAATCTCAATGAGAATGTCACGGGTAATCCTCGTGCGCACGCAGATTATGTATTCAATAAAATTGACGACTTTGGTATGACTCTCGACATTGATCTTGAAGCCAAGGCCAAAGAACTTGCCTTATTTAAATATTGGAGTTTAACATGATTAGTTTCGCAATTACAACACACAATGAAGGTGATTACATTCAAACATTATTAAATCAACTTATTCCATTTTGTAATGAAACGGGTGATGAGATTGTTGTTGTTGATGACTATTCTACCGATGAATTTACCTGTTCACTATTGAATGCATATGCAAGCAGTGGGGATATCAAACTAGTTCAACATAGTTTAAATGGTGATTTTTCCAGTCACAAAAATTTCCTAATTGAACAATGTACTGGGGAATATATTTTTCAAATTGATGCTGACGAAACATTACATGCAAATTTACTACACCATGTACATGATATTGTCGGACACAACCCAGACATTGATTTATTCTTTGTTCCTCGCGTGAATGTAGTAACGGGATTAACCGACGACGATATTCAACGGTGGGGGTGGCAGGTAAATGAATATGGGTGGATAATGTTCCCAGATTATCAAACGCGGCTGTTTAGGAACACCGCTGACATTCGCTGGCAAAATAAAGTTCACGAACGAATTGTAGGATTTAAAACATCTGCACCATTCCCAGAAGAAGAAGAATGGTCTTTGTATCATATTAAAGACATTGAACGTCAGCGTGCACAAAATAATTTTTATACCACGTTGTAATCACGGAGAAAATATTATGCAAAAATATATCACATTTATTATAATTTTACTTGCTGCAGTATATTGTGTAAGTGAAATTCCAACATTTACAATGGTAAAGCTTCCAAAGTCAAAACCAACTCCTGTAGAACAATTTATGGGGAAGGTGTCAGACATTGAAAGTCAAGGAAATTATAAAGTCGTCAACCGATATGGGATGATGGGTAAATACCAATTTAGTCCAAGTACCGTTCGTGCACTGGGTTTTAGAGTATCCAATCAGCAATTTCTAAAAAGTCCCGATCTTCAAGATAGTGTTATGTTTGCCTATATGAAAGCAAATTATCGGGAATTGAAACACCTAATTGACCGATACGATGGAAAAACAAAACACGGTATCAAGATTACCCGAGCAGGAATTCTTGCCGGCGCACATTTTGCAGGGAGTAAAGGTGTTGTTACCTACTTGACTTCTGATGATGAATATGGTATAATTGATGGTAACGGCACATCAATACAAAAATACATGTCCTCGTTTAGCAATTTTAAATTGCCACCACTATCATTATAGGAAACATCATGACAATACTAGTAGTATCTCTATTACTTGCAATATGCACAGCAATGGGATATGTAATTTTTAATTTATCAAACAAAATTACATTATATGAGCAAACTATACAAGGTTTTTATGAAGACGCAAGTATAATACTGCACACCATGCGCGCATTAGACGAAAAACAAATGTTCGAAACCGACGACGAAGTGGGCACATTATTTCAGCAATTGACTGATATAATTGGTACGCTTCGTCCACTTTTATATGGAAACACTAATGACGAAAACTAAGAAAACTGATTTAGAAGTACGCCGGGCAAAATTGGGAAAGATGTATTTTACCACCGATACGGAAAAAGCAATTGTTGAATATAATAAATCAACAGATCAAGATGAACGAAATACCATATTTAGAGAACGAATACATGCCCCAATTGATAAATTAGCAGAAAATATTATTAATCGGTTTAAATTTCCGTATATGAACGCCAACTTTGAAGATGTTAAAAATCAAGTGGTGTCTTTTTTAGTATTAAACCTCCACAAATTTACGGAAGATAAAGGAAAGGCATTCTCGTATTTCTCTGTAGTAGCAAAGAACTACTTGGTATTACATAATAACAATTCGTACCGTGATGAATTACGGTCATCGTACTTGGTAGATTCATCCAACGACGAATCATTTATGTTGGAAGAAGTCTTGACGACAAAACCTGACGCAGAAACATCGAGGCGGGACACCAGTGATTTTGTGGAACTCTTAGTTCAGTACTGGGATTTTAATTTAGATCGCATTTTCAAGAAACACCGAGATAGAGAAATTGCTAACGCCGTCGTGGAACTATTAAAACGGGCAAACTCCATAGAAAACTTCAATAAGAAGGCTCTATATGTACTCATTCGTGAAATGACCAATAACAAAACGGTTCATATTACCAAGGTCATTAATAAAATGAAGATACATGTATTAAAGCAAATGAAAGAGTACAAGAAATCTGGATATTTAGTTGATCCCTCCATGCTTTTCGTTTATAACTCGGAAAAGTAACTATTTATCTAGTAGACCTTTTTCATAGACGACATTATGGCATTTGACGAAGTTATTTTTGAAGGAAAAACATTATCAGATATGTTCTCTGATGTATATAAAAATACAAATACGAAACGCGAGCAGATCAATAGCTTCGTGGCAAGTTTTGTAAAAATGATCCGCACCCCAGAGGATGCTGCGGTGATGGGACCAGTTATAAAAGATTTTTTGGAAGTAAATGTAAAAAATGATGAGCACATTGTACGATTGGTACAGATTGCGCAACGGTTGGTCGGTGTTTCTTCTAAGAACGCCGACACTGGTTTACTTACAGAAGAAGAAAAATCTCAATTACTCAAGAATATTAAATCTGACTTTGAATCGGTGCTTGCTGAACAAGATGACTTGGATATTACACTGTCTGGAATGAAGAAGTAATATGGCAGGAGATCGGTATGTCTATCGACGTAAACCCGAGGGATTGTTATCTACGACGGATACCGCTGCGTCAGCTCGGTCGCTTACTAGTGAATTTTACGAAGCAATTGTCGTTGATGTCATATTAGATCATCACCATCCTCAATATGCCAAAAAAGATGGATATAATGTTGGTGCTATTAAAATTCGTATTTTTTCTGTTCATAATGGTAGAAGCGACGATCTCCTTGATTGGGCAGATCCTATAGAATCTTCTATATTAGAAATGCCACTGATTGGTGAATTGGTAATATTACATAAGATTCTTGGAATTTTTTATTACACACGAAAAGTTTTTCTTGCACATAGAATACAAGAAAACGGCATGCTGCAATTAAATAATGCTCTAAATTCTAGAAGTGAAAAACTTAAATCAAAGATTGCCACCACAAAACAAGAATTGACATCGGATAAGTATAAATTTGGAGAATACTTTAAACCAGATAGCCGAGTTCGTCCATTAAAACATTTTGAGGGTGATTTATTAATCCAAGGGAGAATGGGCCAATCCATTCGATTTGGATCAAGTCAAATGGAACTATCAAGTCTCGGTATGGCGCCAAATATAATACTTCGCGCCGGCCAAGGAAAGGACATCGAAAAGACCGACGCGACGAAAGATAGTGTATTTGGGTTGATATTGGAAGATATCAATAAAGACGCGTCTTCTATATGGATGACAGCAGATCAAAATGTGCCGTTTGAACCCATAACAATTAATGCAGGGTCGTTTAATCGTTCAATGCAAGCACCTCCACAAAAATATGGCGGCGCACAAATTATATTGAACTCTGATTCAATTATACTAGATTCCAAGAAAACTCATATATTATTATATTCAAATGAAGAAATTTATTTGAATAGTTTTAAAAATACGGCAATAGACACAGACAGTAGTATTATATTAACCGCAAATTTAGATATAGAACTGAAATCGAGTCGTAGAGTGGATATACAATCGGATTCAGATGCCACTATTATATCTGGAAATGACGTATCAATCGTTGGAATGGGTACTATGTCATTACTGGCTAAAAAAATATATCTGGGAAGTTCTGCAAATGACGTAGAACCTACCGTAGGGGGTACAAGTTTATCAATGTGGTTGGCTAGGTTAATTCAGGCACTGATGGGCGTGGGAATAACACCACCGCAGTTGCCGTACCAATTGACAGGTTCGCCGATACCAACTACGGTAGTACCACCACTAGTACCAGGCCCGGCCTCGTTTGTTCATACATTAGCATTTGGGTATATACCATGTCCATTATCTCCAATAGTACAGATAGGTCTTGCCGCATTATACGCCGAATTGATGCCACCAAACGCGGGATCAATTAAAAAATTACCATATTCCGGCGCACCGTTTAATAGTTCTGATGTATTTGTGAACATGGGAAATGAAGATACATCTGCTCTTATTGAAAAAAATGAATTTAAGAAAGGTGAGCAAATAAAAACTGAAAACAGTAAGTGGAAACTTACTGATGATTACTATACAGTATTATGATTATACCGACTGATCCTTTAAAAAAAGCAATGGATATCACCAAAGCCGCCGCTTCCGGCGCGCCGATGCCAGCAAATGTTACATCTGCAACTGGTATTGTGAATAATGCGCAAGCAAATCTCGACAATTTAGCAAAATATAAAGATCCAGAATTAGTAAAAAAAGAAGCCGAAGCTAGGGCGATGGCATTGGTAGCAGACAAACAACAAGAATTATTGGCACAAAAAACTGACATAGAAAACCAAGTAACGGAGAAGTTAACATTATTAACTGACGCAGTGGCTTCGGGGTTAACGGTATATTTAGCATTTCCACCAAAATTACCGGCAATTGATGTCAAAGCATTAGCAAAAAAAGCATATCAAAAAACAAAAAAAGAAATACGAGAACTACGACAAAAAGTAAGTAAAGAAAATTTAAAAAAAGGAAAAGAAACATTTAAGTATCCGATGAAACCAAAAGAATTGTCAATCCCTAAGATACCAGAAATACCAAAATTGCCACCAATACCACCAATACCACCAATACCAAAAGTATCATTACCCACGATACCAACATTACCGCAGTAAAAATACTAAAATTATAACTTCAAAATCATCGTAAAGTTTAACTTACCACCATTTATATAGAGAGTGTTTTATGGACAAGCAATTACTTAAAGCATACATTCGTACAATTGTCGAGGAAGAAGTTTCCAGAATTCTACCACAAATGTTGTCTGAAGCAGTGTCAGAAATTAAGCAGTTGAAAGAAAATGTAACACAGCCAACAAGAACTACACCAAAAATTGATCGTAGTAAACTAGCAGAATTGATGGGTGTGTCATACGATGGTCATACAATACAAGCAACAACTAATAATTTACCTTCTCGACTTCCTGACAATACTCCAGCAGATGCGGACCCAGAAGTAGTGAAGGCAATTACTAGAGATTATTCGGCAATGATGAAGGCGTTGAAATTAACCTGAGATAAAATATGGCACAAGCAATTGGTATTACATTACCAATACAAATTGGAAATATGGGATATTTCCAACAAGCGTTTGACACATTAACTCAAGTTAAATCAAATTTTATAAATTTGATACTTACTAGAAAGGGAGAACGCGTCCACCAACCAGAATTTGGATGTGGTATTCACGATTATTTGTTTGAACAACTCACGCCAGAAAATATTGAAGGGGCACGACTCTCAGTAGTAAATGCAGTAGAACGTTGGATGCCATTTTTAGAACTGGTACAATTTGAACTCAATGCGTCACCAAACGACTTGGATAATAATAGACTTCAGTTATATGTTGGTTACAGATTAAGACAGAATCCAAATATCAGAGACACTATTATTCTAACGTTTTAGGAGATAATCAATGGCAGTAAATCAATCCATTACAAAAAAATTTAATCCAAACTTCAAGGACGTTAATTATTTAGCAAAAAATTTCTCTGAATATCGACAGAATTTAATAGAATTTGCTAAATCATATTATCCTAATACATATAGCGATTTCAATGAAGCATCTCCTGGTATGATGTTTGTCGAAATGGCAGCTTACGTTGGGGATGTTATGTCCTTCTACATTGACAATCAGTTTAAGGAAAATTTACTGTTGTTTGCAAAGGAACGAAATAATGTAGTGAGCATATCGCAGGCGTTGGGGTATAAACCCAAACTTACGGCAACAGCCACGGTTGAAGCAGATATATATCAGATGGTTCCCGCACTTGGCGCAGCATTTAATTACGAACCAGATAAAAAATTCTTTTTAAAAATACTGGTAAATTCAAAATTTTCTACCAACACTCCACCTACTCAAAATTTTCGATCAATTGACAATGTAGATTTTTCTGATCCCGCTGATAGAAATATTCGTGTATTAGCCCGAGATGGTTCAAATGCACCAACCATGTACGTAATTTCTAAGAAGATAAAATTGGTATCGGCAGACGTAAAAACTGCAACATTTTCATTTGGGTCGGCGCAAAAATTTTCTAAGATAGAGATTGTGGATTCTAATATAATTTCTATTATCAAGGTAGAAGATTCTGATGGCAATCCTTGGTATGAAGTAGATTATTTGGGGCAAGACTTAATTGTAGAAGAACGTAATATAGCAGTCAGAGGATCTGATGGATTTTTCTCTAGCGGAACTATGCAGTCCGGGTCACTACCTCCCGCAAAACTTGCAACGTTCCGTAAAAAACCACGAAGATTTGCGACACGAATTAACTCAAATATGAAATTGGAACTGTTGTTTGGATCTGGAACGGGCGACACTAGTGATGAATTGGTAACATTAAATTCGACACAAATTGCAAATTCAAAATATAATCAAGTAATTAGTAATTCATCACTAGATCCTGCAGATTTTATATCAACCGATACCTTTGGTGTTGCTCCTGCAAACACCACATTGACAGTAACCTATTTAGTAGGTGGTGGAATACAATCAAATGTTGCATCTAATACCATTATACAAGTAGACGCCGTACAGATTGCAAATAATATTTCTGATTATGCTGCCGCAGAACAAGGATTGTACAATCAAGTAGTATCAAGCGTGGCAATTATTAATGAAGAACCAGCACGTGGAGGCGGTGATACCGAGTCTGTTGAAGAAATACGACAAAATGCATTAGCATTTTTTAACGCACAAAATCGTGTGGTGACTGATAAAGATTATTTAGTACGAAGTTATGCAATGCCGGCGCAATTTGGTTCGGTGTCGAAGGTATTTGTGGTTCGCGATGAACAAATTAATGCAATTGCCCGACAAGATTCGGGATCATTACAACTAAACAATGATCAAAATCCGTACAATGATAGGTCATATGTAGTAGATCCCGTTGCTCCAAATGCAATTAATTTATATGTTCTTGGGTATGATGAAAAGAAAAATTTAGCAACATTAAATACCTTAGTTAAAAAAAATCTTGCAAAATACTTAGAACAATACAGAGTATTAACTGACGATGTTAATATTTTAGATGCCTTTGTCGTAAATATTGGAGTACAATTTCACATTGTTGTGTATCGCAACTATAATATGAATGATGTAGTTGCACGGTGTATTGATGCAATTAAAAGTTTCTTTGATATTACAAACTGGCAAATTAATCAGCCAATTATTATGAATGATCTTCGATTGACTATTGGTTCGGTAGAAGGAGTACAAACTGTGTCTGATGTAATTATTACGAATAAATATAGATTCCAAGATGGCCGTGATTATTTTGAATATAGATATCCCATTGAAGAAGCAACGGTGGACGATGTTGTATATCCATCTTTAGATCCATGCATATTCGAAATACGGTACCCAGAAACCGATATTGTTGGATTTGCTCGTCAATAATTGAGATAATATATGAGAACTTTTCTACCAACATCACAAGACGCAACTATTTACGAACGATATCCAACATTAAATACTGGACTCGACGAGATTATTGAAGTCGGAAAAATAATAAAATCATTAGATGGTGCTAATCAATATGCCTCGGGTTCGACGAGAATGTTGATACAGTTTGATATCCCTTCATTACAACAATATCCAACGTCCTCAAAATATTATTTAAATTTACGAATTGCTAATGCAACGAATGTAAATCGGTATCAAAAATTAGAAGTATATCCAGTATCACAAAGTTGGGTGGAAGGAAGTGGATATTTTTATCAAGATGTACAGAACGCAGAAGATGGTGTAACGTGGATTGATAGAAGTACTACAGCCGCGTGGGTAACTTCGGGCAGTAATTATACGACAACAATCTCTGCATCATATACCTTTTCAAAAGTTCCGATTGAAGATGTAAAAATTGATGTTACTAATTTAATTGTACCTGTTGTATCTGGTTCAAATATAACTCCGTGGAATGGATTACTACTGAAGTTCCCAACCACGGACGAATTAGATTCTACTAATACTGGTAACATTAAGTTCTTTTCGGGAAATACACATACTGTATTTGCTCCAAAACTGGAAATTGTACAAATAGACCAGACATTTGTTACGGGCAGTTTAAAACGTATCCCGAATGGTAATGTCACAATTGTATCAAAAAATATAAAAGAAACATATACACTTGGAGAAGTTGATAAAGTATATCTGGTGGTGCGAGAACCGTATCCAGATAAAAAATTTGATGCAACGGGTCGATATAGAAATGTGTACTACCTACCCTCAGAATCATATTATAGGGTGCGGGATCAAGTAGCAGATATGGTATTATATGATTTTGATCAGTATTCTGCAATACACTGCGATAGTTCGGGCTCATATATATTATTGGATACGTCTGGTTTGGAAGTTAACCGATATTATACGTTGGATTTAAAGGTAAAGTCTAGTGGATTGGTATTCTTTCCAGAATTTAATTACACATTTAAAGTAGACAGCGATGCTTAATATATTTAATTCATATATTCCAAAATTTTTGGTAGATCTTAAAAAGGATAACGAAGATATTATAATAGTATCCTCTTCGTATTTTTCCCCAGAGGGCGACGTATATGAATTAGATACCCGTACACTATCTCCCAATTTATTGCAAACCACACAGTCATTACAAGAACTACAGCCGGAAATTTCAACGGTATATCCGTTTAAAATTGTAACGCCGTTAGATTTTGATGGATCAACAATGATACAAAGTCCAAGTATGACTACTCAACCCACTGCGTCACAAGGGTATTACGCTCCCATTTATTTTGAACGATATAATCCCGACGTTGTAAGAAATATCGACACGCAGTTCACCGAATTAACTACTGGGTCAAGTATCTAATATGCCAAATCAAGCAAATTTTAGAAGTAATATTACTACGCAAACTGAACCACGATTTGCTGCATCAAGAATTGTAAGTAATCCAAGTGAACTAATTTTGTTCGAAGAAGTTCCCGCAAGTTTTGCATTTGATGCACAAGATAATGTGGAAGTACACTTTTATACAATTATTGGAAATCAATTATTGTTAAGTACGACCATTACATTAAATGACAACATAATTAAATCACACATTGTTGCATACGACGATAACTCATACAAAAATTACATTAGAATAGATTTTACAAAATTATTCGTAGATAAAAATTTAGTATTAGTTCCGGGAGATTACAAGCTTGTACTAAACTTCTTCTCAGATGAAATTGGTAGTTACACAGATAGACGGTTAACAATAGATACTATATCACCATCACGTACTGAAGTTCAATTAACATTTAATAATGTAGTTGACGATATAGCGCGCCGTGAAGATGAATACCTACTTAGAGAGTTTATTGAACCAGCATTTAATAAAATAGATGCAGTTGGAGTTGCACAAAAAATCTTTGAATCAGGGGTGGAATTAAATGATCCGACAGAAGGAGTAACAGCAGACACTATCGTACAAAATATAGAAATTCCAGTAATAAACCAAACATATGCAAATACTATAGCGCGGATTGATAAATTAAACTTACGTGAATCTTTTGATATACAACTAAATGACTTTCTTCTACAACTGTACACTTTTATCAGTGAAGAAATAGTTATTAATGGAGATGATCGAATCCAACAAGATCAATATGAACAAATTATTCGTTCTGTTGTAAGGGACAATATAGGAAATCTACAACAGATTATGGACATGCGCATCAACGTAAGTTAAGGTATATATTATATGACAAATCCGTTCGATTCTCAATTTTTTTTAAATACCGAACAAGTAGGTGACACGGGCATCACAGGAAATGCCGGCGGTGGGATTGTTGGTGTTCCCACGCCAACACCCACCGCCAAACCAGATTTTACTGGTACCTGTCAAGCCAATGGAGATTGTGCAGAAGGATACTTCTGCGACACCCGAAATCCAACGTTCCCGACAGGAGATTTAACGGACCCATATGGTGTATGTGCAAAAGCTTCAATTAACTATTGTAATGCAACAGATCAATCCAGCCCATGTTCTACTATATTGGGATCAGATTGGAGTGGTGAAGCAACACGCACCGTAAATGTCTTGGTGAATGGAGCGGTAACACCGGAAGGATGTATTAATTTTCCCGGAATACCAAGTAATTGGAATACAAGTGAATGTATACAAATACTAGTTACGCCGACTCCCACGCCAACAGTCTTCTGTAATTATACAGATCAAACAACACAGTGCTCACGATTACCAGGATTTCAAGGATACTCTGGCGAAGCAATTAGAACAGTAGTTGTTACTAATACAGTTGGCCAACCATTGCCACTGGGATGTATTAACAATCCTATATTTGCTGGTAGTGATGCTTGGAATACTTCGGAGTGTATAGGTCCACCAACACCAACACCAACATCGACATCTACGCCACCATCTACATATACTACAACATTAATCGCAAGTCCGTCAGAAGGTGGAACTGTTAGCGGAACAAGTTTATTAACACCAACGCCAAGTACTGTTATCGTATCAAGAATTGGTGAACGGGTAGATTTTGACGCAACTGCAAATATTGGATATACATTTACTGGGTGGGAATTACAAGGAAATTCTTGGTCTACCAACTATTCCCCTGCTATTTTATCCGATAAAAATGAAACGTATGTAGCAACATTTGCAAGAAATCCCACACAAGATGTGTGCAGATGTTATTTTGTTGCCCCGACAGTTGCGGGACAATCATTTGAAGTAACATTCCGTGAATGTGCGGCGGGATCAATTCGACAAACACAAACAATCAGTAATTTTACAAATATTTGTTCTGCTGATATTCCTGCTGCTGGCAGAAATGCACAAGTACCGCAAAATCTTGGTTCTCAATGTTCAAATACACAGACTTGTGGCGCTCCACCACCAACACCAACACCAACTTCTGTTATCGGCATTCTCCCAACACCAACTCCCATTATCGACATCCCTGAGGTATCAGTAGTAACTCCGTCGCCGACTTGGAGAGATTGTGTTTCAGAAGAATTATTTACTGGAACTCCAACAAACCGTCGTGAAGTTACTTACACCGGACCAGGTGGGGGAACTTGTTGGGAACCACTAACTACGGTAACATTTAATCCTAGTTTAAACGAGGAATTATTATTTCAATATCAACAGGAATCTACAGAATACCCGATGGCACAAGTAATAAACGCAACAAACGCATCAACTACAATATCCTACGAATTACAAATAATAACAAATACCGATATTACGGTTACACCAAATTTATTTATAATACCGGCCAGAGGCAGCGTACCGTTCATGGTACAAATAACACCAGATTTATTAAATAAATTAGCAACAGGTACATCTAAATTACAAATATCAGTTAACATTAGAGAATTATAATGAGTGTCATTCCATTTTTACTTAGTTATGAACCGTATCAACCTCCAACAGGAACCCGTGTAATTAATTCCATAAATGATATGGTGGTAATTAGTTTTAACCCACCATCAGAAATTAATTACGCCATAGGAACGGATCAAGAATATAATGATACAATTATTGTTCGTAATACTACATCAAATGTATCTTTGGAAGTTACAATAGAATTTAACGATAAAATTCTTAGTATAAACACAAATAATACAACGAGTCCATATGTATTTACATTGGCGTCAGGCACACAAACTTCATTACCTGTACAATTAAAATCTGCATTTTTTGATGCACGATCAAGTGTTGCAGCAGTGACGACACCGATAAATTTTACAGTAAAAAATTTATCAAACGGGTCAGTGGCCCTTAAAACGATATAATACAATGGGTAAATATTAATGGCAACATTGACGATTACAGCTGAAGGAGAGGGAACCGTAACGGGCGCAGGCGCATCAGTTAATAGAAATACTACATATAATGGTCCGTTTGGGTTAACAGCAGGCCGTCAACTGACGGTTGACCCCAACCAAACATTTACGTTTAGTGCGCAACCAGTTGCAGGAAACGAATTTGTTGGTTGGAGTACTAATATGAATATTGTCGGTGGAAATTTATCTACTGATAATATAACAGTAAGTACCGGGGGACCAGAAAATACTGGTTGGTCAATTAGTGGACTCTTTAGAACAATATTACTCCCCACACTGGAGGAGTCCATAACGCCACGATCTACAGTTAATATCCCACCAGTTGCTAATCGGAGTACACCTAATAAATTTAGTACCACGATACCGGCAATTGTACGTGTAATTATATCACCCGCCGCAACGCCATCTCAACCGTTTACAAGAAATAACTCTATAGTAATTAATCCTTCACGAATTGATGTAAATCTTTCAGAACCATTAATTACATCGGCGTTAGAATTTTTACAAACTGCAATAGATACGTATGTAGACGAAGATCGTACCTTAAAAACATTATTAAATTACGGTGAAGATAGGCAATCGGTAGCGTTAGCATATCGGTATGGTACGACAGATGAAAATAATATATCACGGATACAGTTAAAATTATTACAACCAGTCCCCGATAACATTATCGTCAGTTCTTCTGTATTTTTAAGCCGTGAAGTTACTAAAACATTAATTGATAAAATTCGCGTTCGATTTGCACCGGAATTAGATGCAACTCCATACTTGCGTCCAAAAAATTTAGCAGTGCAAGCAGATTTAGATACTGGAAGATCGTTAAATAATATGACCCTGCAAAAATTGTCATTACAATCGGGGTCGGTGGGACGAACGGACGCATATCAAAATAAAACTTTTGAGGACGAAATTTTTAGACAGTGGTATTCCTATGATTTTAATTCATCAGAGTTGAATATAGACTTTACGGATTATAATAATTTTATGTTTTACGGGTCCGCTGCTATGCGACTTGAAACATTTAAAGAAAAAGTTCGTCAATTAGAAATATTAGAGGGTAGCCGTAAACAATTCTTAGCTACTTACACAGCAAATACTGCATCCGTTGGATTAATTTACGTACAAGATCAATCGGCAACATTTGCAAAACAACAAGAAGATATTATTCGTGGATTTGATCGGTACGAGCAATATCTATACTTCACTCCATCAGGATCTAATAGTCCATATTCTGCATCTGCCTATTATGCAGACACGGGACAAGAATATAATTCAATTGGATACTGGCCAAAATCTGGAAGTGGATTGTGGACTGTTAGTAGTAATACCGTTACGAATTGGTATGAAACGCAAAGTCTAATTGCACAACGATTTGATGAATTTAACGAAAACAATTTAGTTAATACAATTCCCTCACATCTGCGAGAAGATGATAGTTCTGGGGCCTATATTACGTTTGTCTCTATGATTGGGCATTTCTTTGATACGATTAAACCGTTCGTTGATCAGTTTCCAAATATCTACAGTAGAAATTTAAATCCAAACGAGGAACTTTCCAAAGATTTGATCAATGAAATTGCAGAGTCTATTGGATTTAAACTACCCACATTAAATTCAATATATAATTTATCAGATAATATTCTCGGAACCGACTCGCAAGTTCCACGTCGCGACATGACGGCTGAAATTTATAAGAGATTGTTACATAACTTGCCGTTCTTTGCAAAGGCAAAGGGTACAAAAACTGCGCTAGATACGTTACTAAAAACGTTCGGTATCGGTCCCCAACTAATTAGTGTAAAAGAAACGGGAACTCCTGAATCAAGTTCGTATCACGTATATGACGAATATACAAATGGGTTACAATTTAATTCAACAAAAATATCATACATAAAAATACCTGTTTCGGAATCATTGAGGTCACCAACTACACTACAATTTACGTGTGTGGTTTCGGCAATTACATCAAGTACAACCACGTTGGTTACCGGAGATGCATTGTGGGGATTGCACATTATACCACACCCAACAATTTCTGGATTGAGCAATTTTGCACTAACTTCCGGTAGTAACAACCTACGAATACTATCAAGTAGCTATCAAGAAATAATTGGACAGCAAATAAATGTAACTTTACAAACGTACGCATCAACGGCGTCATTACGAGTTGTTCAGTCCGATGGCGAAGATTTAATATTTAACTCCACGTTAAGTGAATCATCAAAATTTTCAACTCTATGGAGTAATACAAAATTTTTATATATGGGCGGATCTGGAAGTAGGGTACTTTCAAGATTTGATGGAACAATTGATGAAATAAGATTATGGAATGACACGTTATCGGATGAAATAATTCTAAATACTGCATTTGATCCTGGTTCAAACGCAGGTGACACATATTCGTCTGCCGCTGATAATTTGTTAGTACAATTATCATTTAATAACATTAATAGTGCATCATTAACAACTTCGTCAATACTAAATGAAAGTCCGTATAAAAATATAGCAGTGTCTCCATCATTACAAAGATTGGTAACTTTTAATATTAGTGGATCTGATTTTGTACGATACAATAGAATAGTTCGTCAAGAAATGTCATTGGTGGGATCTAGTGGATATGTATCAAATAAAGTAAAGGTGGCAGCACCGCCTACATTCATAGACAACAGTAAAGGATCAAGATTATATAGAACACAGAGTATTGTTCAACCACAAGCAAAGCGACTGCGTGCAGGACGTAATAAAGTCGTATTGGTTATGTCACCAACTGAAATTATTAACCAAAATATTATACGTAATTTAGGATTGGAAAATATTAACGCGGTATTGGGGTCACCAACCACGTTATATACTACATTTGATAAATCGTTAGAAACTTTAAAACGACATTATCAACAATATCATTATGCAACGGTGAATACGAATAAGTTCATACGAATTGCATCGGATGTAGGGTCGGTATTGAATCAAGTACTTGACTATTTTATTCCTTCAAAGGCAGCAGTATTGCAGGGAATACTTATAGAACCCAATATTCTAGAACAAGTAAAAATACCGCCCGTAAAAAATATTCGTTTTTATGGAAAAGATACGAAAAAAACCTTATCGGCAGTGGGATCGTTATCAGGTAGTCGCCCAGATTACGGAGCTACATTTAATGTATCCGATGTAATAGAATCTGCCGTTACAACCGTCGAAGGAAATTATCCAACGTATCGAGTCCAAGAGCAAATATCATTACCAAATCCAATCATAGCAAACACTGCTAAGTATAGTGCGTTATTAGATATGCAGCCCGCATTGATGACTGGTAGTTATTCAAACTTACAATCAAATGCAATAGAAACGGTATATATTGTAGATGCAGTAAGCAGCACGTATACTAAGAAACATGAAGCATGGAATTACCAAGATGTTAGTTCTTCTAGACCAGAAAGACCAGCTAATATTAATTTACAACTGTCGAACTTAAATAAAATTCAATACAATGATACTAATTATGGTAGTATAGGAGCAGAACCATACAATAGATTGTATAGTAGAAAATTATTTGCGGATGAAATTGAAACGACTAGATTGGGAGGAAATACTAGTACGTACATACCGGCGCTATACGATATACAGCCATCAACCGATTTTAGAGATGTTGGAGTATATACATATTTTAATAATGATTATGGAATTTATTATTTCCCCACCAGCGTAAAAACACCGGTATACACGCGGCTATTAAATGCGGTATGGAACATGGAAACTCAGTTGTTTGAAGGAAATATCACATGGACACCTGGCGCTAGATATAACATATATGACGTAGTATATCAATCGGTTGACAATACTAATACAAGTATTAGTGGATCAATACTTGCAGCACAAGGTGGAAATGGAAAATATTACGTTTTTACAACGAGAGACGCATACAGACCACCAACGGATGGCTCTTCATTTTATATCGGTGGCGTTCCTTCAAATACACCACCCTCATTGGATAGAGAAAACTGGGAATTGTTACAATTTTTGCCTACACGAACTTTAACCCCACGTAGAATTGTATACGACACATACACTATACCAAACCCAGCATTAAATAATTTTAAAACTACTACTATATCAATAAATAAAATTATAGACACGCCGGATAGATATGTTGATTTGTTTTCTCTACCGTCAGTGGACGGTAACGCGTATATTACAGGAGACATACGAGTACAAAATATTGCAATGTTATTTGCAATACAAACTGGCGTTACTGGATTGCGGATTCGATTATACAGAACTAAAACTGATCGTGATAATGATATTACTCGATCTGTTGAAACCATGCCACTAAATTCACACGGCATGTTATTGGATATAACTATTTCTACAACCAATATACAAAATATAGGACCAATTGTAAATTTAGTGGCAGATAGTATTCCTCCTTCTGGAGAAATTTTTTATACTATAAATAACAACGATGTAAATTCTAAGGCAATTGACCTACTATTATATTACTTTGCATTAGAAATTGAACCACGAATTCCATTCGGTTATTTGCGAAAACATTATAGATTTTTTAGAGACAACTCTACCGCAACCAAACGAAGAAATTATGTGGGGTGTTTAAATACGATTGATACCACTATTGACGGATTACCGCCGGTACAAGTATTCTTGAGTGAAGGCACCAGCTTGATATTGGCACCATCACAAGGTGTGGGAGAAATTATTACGGGTGGCGGCGGCCAATTAAATGTAACGTAATAAAATAAACAATACTATATATGTATATCAGACCTCTTATTATTTGGAGTTATTATTTATGGGATATTTAAATAAAGCAAGTGTCACGGTTGATGCAATTTTGACAAAAAAAGGACGAGAATTATTGTCAAAAGGTCGTTCGGCATTTAATATTACACAATTTGCGGTAGCAGACGACGAGATTGATTATTCATTATTTGATCCAGCACATCCTCTCGGCACAGAATATTACGGATCGGCAATTGAAAATATGCCCATCGTAGAGGCGTCGGTGGACGAGACACAAAATTTACGATATAAACTGGTCACGTTTGGGAGAGGACAAAATACAATTCCACTATTACAAGTGGCTCCAATTTCCATAGAACTCCGATATTCCACAAATACGTTAGGACAACAGGTAACAGTAATCACAACCGGTGGTACAAATTTAGATCAAACACTTGGCTACACCGCAGTTCTTTACGACAGAGAAGCTGCTTTATTGACAAGTAATGGTGTGGCTGGAAGTGCAACAGTACCTTTGTTTGTAGGGGAAACTTCATCAGTAAATTCACAAAATGCTATTGTGCTAACAGGAACACAATTTACTATTACGCCAAAAAACGTAAATACAAGAACAGAAACTCAATTAGTTATCATTGGTAATGAAACGGGTGCAACAAAAATAATTCCGGTAGTTATACTCCCGGCTACGATAGTATAACCAACACTAGGATACATATATGACAATTTATACAACTCTTCAGACCGACGACATAGTATCAGCAAATCCCACGACTATAACTACGGGATTATTCTCAGGTGATACTGGGTCATTTGAAAGTTTACTTTATATTAATGATGCGGTGGGCCAACAATTTAAAACTAGTGGTGAATATTATTTTGACGCATATAATATTGACCCTACAGGCACCGGCGGCGAACTTGCCGAGGTACAATTTGCCATTAGTTATGGTCACATATACGGTGGAGGAGCTCCCACGCTTGATGTAAATGAACAATCAAAATTACCGACAAAAGCAATATACAGTCAATATAGAAATTTGTTATTAAACCCAGAAGATACGAAATTCTCTTTTCAGGGAGTGGATTCTGATCACATCTATATTATAAATTTTCAACGGGCCCGTATACGGGAACAACTCGATCCAGGCAATTGGGAACTTCCGCTGTCCGGCGCAAGGGGAGTTCTTACTTTTATTGATGATAGTGGACAAACACTGGGTGCCTTAACAGCTAATAGTAAAGCTGGTAGAGTATTTAATATAATTTCCGGTGCATTGTCAACTACGTCTGGATCAATTTCGTCATCAACCAATGCTACTACATGGGGAACTGGCGGTCCTGGTTATGGATTAGTATATCCCGATCTAGGTATCATCGTACTAAATCCTAATGCAATTGGTCCGGCGGTTGGATTTTTTACAACTGGCTCAAAAACGGCAACTGGAAGTGCTATGACCGGGTCGGTTACAGTACCAATATATACTTCTGTTCTAGATTATAACGATCCCGCTATAATTGGCCCGTTTGCTCCAATTATACATGCGCTCACCGAAACTAATTGGGGTACTAATGGTTCCGCATATAATCATGCTGGATTATTTACGTCGATCAGATCTGCTACACAAGCAACTACTACAAATAAAGGATTTAGAGCACGTTCAGCAGAAACTATTGCATCTACACATTACTTCGTGAGATTACGGAATAAAGAATATAATTATTCTAATAACCCGACGTTTTCTAATCCTAACACGGGAGTATTGGTGCAGTCGGATTTTAAAAATGATCCAAAGGTATATATCACCACCGTAGGATTATATAATTCTAGTAACGAATTATTAGCAGTGGCAAAACTTAGTAAGCCAGTTCGCAAAAGCTTCGATGAAGAAATTTTGTTAAGAGTTAGACTCGACTTTTAATGAAAGTATTCAGTACATTAGACGCAAAAGATTATACAGTAGAAGACATATACGCATCCGCGCCCATGTCCTGGGAATTACTGTCGGGGTCTAGTGGAATAAATATTACTTCTCCGGATGATTTGGATGGCGCGATCACCATTGGTCGCGCCACCAATAATCCCGTGGATTTTTATGAAAGTGATTTTCCTAAAAGAAATGAAGATTCAGGTGTATACGAATATATTTTATACTCGTCTATAAAACATTTATTTTACGACAGAGGAAACTTCTATAGCGGTTCAGTATTAGTTACTTCTAGTTTGTCAGGATTACCAAACGATTCGTATGTACTTAGCATTGGGCAAAATTTCTACGGCGAACGTGTAAAACCGGGATCGTTTGAAGTAAGTACGGAAATTGCAAATACAGTAATACGAGATGATTCACGGGGTAATTTATATTATACTAGTGCATCGGTAAATGTGTACTTGGGCAATATATTTTATAATACAGGTATTGCAGTTATTAAGCATGATACTGGATCGGCGAATACCTCTATATCATCAATCGGATTACAAATAGTGAGTGGCACGAATGTATATGTGGATTATAGTAGTGATGTACTACTCAATCGACATCAAGTAAATGTAAAGTTACGTCCTATGGATTTTAATTTTTCCCCGTTTAATCCGTCAATATTATCTGCATATACTGCGACGACGGGTAGTGTTACACAATCGTTTAATGAAATGAACATCAAACCTGCCAGTGGAAGTTCTACATGGAACTTGTATAATTTGATGAGTGCGGGGGTAATCAAACCATATGTTACCACAATTGGGTTATATAACGATAAATATGAATTGTTGGCAGTTGCAAAAACAAGTGAACCAATTCAGAGAACTTTTGATGTTAACCAGATATTTATAGTTAGGTTTGATACCTAATACTTGGAGATTTATATGGACTTATTAACGCGATACGAAGCCGCCACCTCACCGACTATAGTACAGGTCAAAACTATAGGCACAGCAGCTTCACCTGGAGTAAATTTCTTAGACGGCGTTCCAAGAACACGAACTCCTTCCGTAGATACTGTACAAACAGAATTTACTCCCAACGAGGCGGGTGCATCAAATACACCTGCGTTGACTAACGATAAGTCATATCCACTGAGCCGTTGGCTGCCAGTAGGAGTACAAAAGGGTGACGCGTATCTTACAAATGCTCGGTTCACCACAATTGGTGATGTAAGAAACGCACCAGGAACAATACTACACAAATTCTCACAATTAGCAGACAAATCATTCTTTGCAGCAGGTGGATTATCAGAATTTGCAAAGGCACGAGCAAATCCCAACAGTAGTGGATACGGTCCTGGTCCTGCAGGTATAAACGGTTAATTTTATTATAAATGGTTATGAAAAAACGCATTAACAAATTGAGCCACTCAACAGATGTCCATGCTATATTTAATGGAACAACTGATGATGTGGCTCAATTGCGTTTACCTAAACCACGAACGCCATCTGCGCAAGCCGTACAAAAAACCGCTATCCGAACGGAGTGGCAGGAAAAATTTCTGGAAAAAATAAAATCGTGTCATAAACGCAATTTAAACAAAGTAGTGAATAAGATTTTAAAACGAATAGATTCTACTAAAGTTGCAATGGTAGCGCGATCAAAAAAACACAATGTTGAATGTAATATCACCGTCGAAGAACTCAGAGAATTAGTATATAATTTTTATGGGCAACAATGTAAATACTGTGATAAGATATTAAATATTAACACCTTTGTATTCGATCATATTATTCCCATATCAAAGGGTGGGTCGAGTAATATAGATAATATTCAGTTAATATGCAAAACCAGCAATGGGATGAAAGGATCATTGCACGAAAATAACTTTCAATTATTGCTGGATTGGCTAGAGACGATTCCAGAGGAACTGAAAAAAGATATCAGTATTAGATTAGCCCGAGGTGTGGTATAACCCTTGACAACTGGTGGGTATCTACATAACTTACAAGTATGACTATACTCACACTACTCCAACAAATTATAGGGAATTATACCCAGCAGACAGATGAATATCTATTTCACTGTCCTTTTTGGTTAATAGTACGTTTTTGAATGCCCTTTCCTATATTTATAGACATAGGAGATATAATATGCATACACGAAACTGTCCAAATTGTCATAAATTAATTGAGTATAAATACCGAACTGGTTGGTACAAAGCTAAAAAATCAAATTCTCTGTGCAAAAGTTGTTCTGCAAAGACATATAGAAAATCAAAATATAATATAAAAACCAAATCAATAGACGGTAAACTTTTATATGTGCGAGAATGTCCCGGTTGTAAGAAAGAACTGGTCAATATAAATTATAGAAAGTACTGGGATGCAGTAAAATATAATAAAATGTGTAAATCCTGTGCCTCGACCAACCGGCACAACCTCAGTGAATTAAGTAACTGTGAAATTATTGACGGAATTCGAAAATTTTATAGAAGTTGTCCAAACTGTAAAAATAAAATATATTATAAAGTACCAGAACATGCACGTAGGTTTATGAACAGCTTATGTAAAAATTGTGCTCCTCTTTCACAAAAATACGTATATCCAAATTTTAATGAAACTGCTTGTAAAATAATTGATGATTACGGTGATTTGAATGGATATAAGTTTCAACACGCACTAAATGGTGGAGAATTTTTAGTACCAAATACACGTTATTATGTTGATGGATACGATATAGTACAAAACGTAGTTATAGAAGTTGACGAATCACATCATAAGTATCAAATAGAACATGATGCTTTAAGACAACAAGAAATTATAAAGCAATTGAAATGCAAATTCATAAGGTTGGTATTTGATGAACATAAAAATAATTACATTATTACAAGAAGTACTAGGTCCATACGTACAACAGAACAATGAACTGTTATTCAACTGTGCATTTTGCCATCATGCAAAGAAGAAACTCTCGGTAAATATATCAAATAATAAGTGGAAGTGCTGGACATGCGGTAGTAAAGGTGGTCATATCATCTGGTTATTAAAAAAACTGAATATTTCAAAAGAACTTATTAATCAGTTTAAAGAAGTATTGGGTGATGAAGATATCAAAATCTACAAATCTACGACGGCAGATATTAAGTTATATCTTCCACACGAATATCAACCACTATGGAAAACACAGAAAAGTTATGCATATTTAAATGCAATTTCGTATTTGAAGCATAGAGGAATTCGGTCGGATGATATATTGCGATATCGTATGGGATACTGTGAAACTGGTCCCTATGCAGGCCGTATCATTGTTCCATCTTACGATCACACCAATCAATTAAATTATTTTACTGCACGATCTTTTTACGATGGTGGGATGAAATATAAGAATCCTCCCGTCACAAAGAATATTGTGTGTTTTGAAAATATGGTAAATTGGAAGGATCAAATAATTTTATGCGAGGGCATGTTTGATGCTATATCTCTTAGGAGAAATGCTATACCGTTACTTGGCAAAACGATCCCGAAGAATTTGGAAAAAGCATTGTTACAAAACAAAGTAAAAAATGTAATTATTTTTTTGGATGAAGATGCGCAATCTGACGCTATGAAATTGGAACAATATCTTAAACAGTATGAGATACATGTCAGTGTCGTTTTAACGAAGGGTAAAGATGCATCTGACATTGGAGCGCTCATCGATTTAGTTGAAGCCCGTGAACATAAATTCCCGGGAAGCTATCGCTGTAGAGCCAATGCGGGCCTAGATACTGCGCTGTGGGATCTGCGTGGTCGAGTAGAGGGAAAGCCAGTAGTCGAACTTTTGGGCGGCGTACCTAAAAAACTACGCACTTATGCCTCCTCAATGAAGCGTGACATTACCCCTGCCCAAGAGGCAGAAAGATTTGTACGGCTGCGCGATCAGTTTGGATTTGATGCATTTAAATGGCGCGTTGGCGCTGAATGCGGAAATGATATTGATGAATGGCCTGGTCGCACCGAAGAAGTTGTACCCGTGGTTTCCCGAGCATTAGGTGATGGCATATCAAAGTTAGTTGATGGTAATAGCGGTTTTTCACCTAAGCGCGCAATAGAAGTTGGGGCTTTACTTGAGGCAGAAGGAATTTCACATTTCGAAGAACCGTGTAAATATTGGGAACTTTCAGAGACTAAAGAAGTGACCGATGCACTTTCTATTGATGTAACTGGTGGAGAACAAGACTGGGATTTATCTACGTGGCAACGCATGATTGATATGCGAGCAGTTGATATTTTGCAACCAGACATTATGTATTTAGGTGGCCTCTGGAGAACGCTTAAAGTTGTAGAAATGGCTAAAAAAGCAAATATGCAGATAACACCACACAGTGCCAATCTTTCGCTGGTAACAATTTGTACCATGCACTTATTGGGTGCGATTTCAAACCCTGGTAAGTATCTTGAATTTTCAATCGAGGGTGATGATTACTACCCTTGGCAAAAAGATTTGTTTTTAGGTAATCCATTTGCCATAGAAGATGGAAAGATTGAGATTCCATCAGCACCTGGTTGGGGAGTTGAAATTAATCCATCGTGGCTTGAAAAAGCTAAGTACCAAGTTTCAAGGCTTTCATAAAATCCCAATAAAAATCCTAATAAAAAAGAGAGCGTGAATAAATCACGCTCTCTTTTTTAACGTAAAACTAATTAAGCAACTGCCTTCTTAAGCTTTGTTCCAGCGCTTACCTTTACACCAGTGCGAGCAGGGATCTGCAAAACTGCACCAGTTTGTGGGTTACGGCCGGA